AGGATTACCTTCGCACAAATGAAACAAAAGAATACATTGCTGCGCTTACAGAATGGCTATTTTCAAGCGATGAATCAAATGGTACAAAAAGCCTAGTTGAACAAAATCAATTAGTTATCGTTAAAAATGGTTCAACTGAAAACGGTGGTGGAACTTGGTTGCACCCAAAATTAGCGGTTAATTTTGCACGCTGGTTAGATGCACGGTTTGCGGTTTGGTGTGATATGCAAATCGACAAACTGTTAAAAACCGTCCCAAACGCTTTGCGTGATTTACCACGCCCAAACATCACAGGCATGGAAGCGGCACAACTCAAAAAGTCCGTTGAAGCCGCGTGCAAAACAAACAAAAAATTGTACTCTGAACTTTATCGCAAACTTTACAGCGCGTACGGTATCGACAGTTACATGAATTTGCCAGCAGGTAAATTGAATGAAGCGTTGGTGTTTTTAGGTTTGAAACCTGTCGAAATGCCAAAAACTGTGATGATTAGCGTTGAAGAATATAACGCGCTCAAAATGTCAAAACCTGAACCCAAACAAGGAATACTTGTTGATATGCCAACTTTGATGCTTGCCTTGCCAAATGACAATAACCGCGTGGTGGTGATTCGCCACAATGGCGTAACGTCGATGTTTGAAATGCCTGAAGATTATCTTTTCGGCAGTCCAGAAACCTTAGCGCGTGATTTGAAAGCGTTGGGTTATATCGTAGTCAAAAAACAAGAATTGATTGCACGTTTAGAAGCGTAACGATTGACGAATGCCACCGCGTTGATTGTGGCGTGGTGGTTTGGTGAAGGTTTTGGAGGTTTGAATGGCAGTTTTTGTTTATCTTCACATGAAAAAAAACTCAAATGATATTAAAGATATTTTTTACGTTGGAAAAGGCACACTTAATAGAGCTAATAATTTGATTAGTGGGAGAAATTATTACCACAATTCAATAGTTGTTGACTTAAAAGGTCAAGTTACAATAAAAAAATTGAAGTGCTTAAACGAAGGTCACGCTCTAAAACTAGAATGGGAGATAATAACAAAACTTGATGCAATGGGTGTTAAATTAGCCAATATAGATTACATTACGAGCAGAAAAGATGATTTTTTTGATTATCATGGTGTTCATGAAGTAAATGATTCAAATAAAAGCATCTTGAATTTTTTAAACAAAACATTTGTTGCAGGTCAATCATTATCTCAAAGTTACGTAACATTTTGGCTAAATAGATTCAAAGAAGACGCGCAAAAAAAAATAGACAAAGAAGCGTTAATTAAAAAAAGAAATCAAGAGCATGAGGAATGGCGCAAGGCAAATGAAGAACGAAATAGAATATATTGCGAAAGCGCAGAATTTAAAGGATTTCAGAAAAAGATAATTAAACAAAGCGCATCTATCGAAAAGCAACGCATTAGGACTAAAAAAGAAAGAGCAAGAAAGTTAAAGTACAAGATGCGGCGAATAGAAAAACAAAAACAAGATTTCAAAAATCGCGTTAATAGAACGCTATCACTAAAACAACAATCGGTTTTTGATTTAGTTTCAGCGTAAATTACATTAAATTGCTTTAAATCAAGCCGCTTTAATCAGCGGCTTTTTTGTGCCTAAAATTTTACAAAATCGTCAAAACTGCCCTAGAAAATTTCGCACGCTTTTCTGTAACCTGTAGCCATTATGGCATTTACAACAGAACAACTCACCGCGTTAGAAACCGCGATTGCATCGGGACAATTATCCGTCCGATTCAATAACCGCGAAATACGCTACCAATCGACAAACGAAATGATTTTGTTGCGAGACCGTATGCGCGGCGAATTAGGCATTTCACAAGTTGACCAACGACAACGCGCAACGCGCTTATCTTTTACCACCTCAAAAGGACTTTAGTCATGGCATGGTGGAATCGTAAAAAACCCGAACCAGAAATTAAAAAACGCCGTTATGATGCGGGCAGTTCTGCAAAACGAATGCAAGGCTGGATTGCGCCAAACTCTGACGCAAATATGGCGGCATGGTCATTGCCAAAAATCCGCAACCGTTCACGCGATTTGGTTCGCAATAACGCCCACGCCGCGCGAATCGTGCAATGTATCGCGTCCCACACGGTAGGTTATGGCATTGTCGGCACAGTAAAAAATAATGATGCACTTGAAAACGCTTGGAAAAAATGGAGCGAAAGCACTGAATGTGACGCTTCAGGTCGCCATGATTTTTACGGTTTGCAACGTCTTATTATGCGTTGCGTTGTTGAATCTGGTGAGTGTCTTATTCGGATTCGTCCGCGTTTCGCGTCAGATAACCTAACTGTTCCGATGCAATTACAGGTGTTAGAACCTGATTACTTAGACGATACCAAAAACCAAGCCCTTTCAAACGGTGGCGCAATTATCAGCGGCATTGAACTTGATGGCATTGGCAGAACGGTTGCGTATCACATTCACAATCGTCACCCAGGCGCAAACTTCGGTTTAACGTTTGAATCATCTCGCGTCGATGCAAAAAATATCATTCACGTTATGCGCGAAGATAGAGCAGGACAACTGCGCGGCATTCCGTGGCTTTCACCCATTATGGTGAAATTGCGCGATTTGGATGAATTTCAAGACGGTACGTTAATGCGCCAAAAAATTGCGAATATGTTTGCAGGGTTTGTCTATGACGAAACGCCTTATGACGCAATGGCTGATATTAGTGATGGCTTAAAAGAAGCCGATGACGAACTTCCCGATTTACAACCTGGGACAGTTTTCGCATTAAAAAACGGCAGAAAAATCGAGTTTTCAGAACCACCCAAACCCGACAGCGGCGAATATGTACGCGAAACATTGCGTGACATTGCAGTCGGCGTTGGTATCACTTACGAAGAACTCACAGGCGATATGTCGCAAGTGAATTTCTCGTCTGCCCGAATGGGATTTAACGCCATGCTACGCAACGTAGATCAATGGCAATGGAACATTTTAATTCCTATTTTCTGCGAACAAGTCGGCGCGGCATTTATTGAAAACGCCAAAGCGTTAATCAATACCAAAAACGCAACCTTTGAATGGACACCACCCGCACGCACATTAGTTGATCCAACTCGTGAAATTCCCGCAATTTTAAAAGCTATTCGTGGTGGCTTGATGTCATTACCCGAAGCCTTACGCGCTCAAGGTTACAACCCTTCAAAAGTTCTCAAAGAATACGCAGAAAGCAATCAGTTACTCGATGAATTAAAACTCACGCTCGATTCTGATCCGCGCGTGGATTTACTCAAAAAACAAGGTGCATCAAATGACACAACCCAAAACCAATAAAGACGAAGCGTTATTTTTTCGCGCCGCGTTTGAACCAACGACATTTGTCGAAGAATCACGCACTGTTGAATTGACATGGACAACAGGCGCAAGCGTTAAGCGTTACGACTGGAATCGTGACCGTTATTACATGGAGCAATTACTTGTTACCAATGACGCGGTGGATTTTTCACGTTTAGAAAATGGCGCACCGTTACTTGCTAACCATGCCAGTTATAACTTATCAGACGTAATCGGCGTGGTTGAACGCGCTTGGATTGATAAAGGTATCGGCAAAGCCACTGTGCGTTTTTCAGAACGCGACGAAGTGAAACCAATTTTACAAGACGTGAAAGCGGGCATTTTGCGCTCGATTAGCGTGGGTTATTCAATTGACACGGTAACGATTGAAGAACGTCAAAACGATTTACCGATTTACACGGCAACACGTTGGACACCAATGGAAATTTCATTGGTATCAATTCCTGCTGATGTTGGAGCGCAAGTGCGTTCTAACGAAATTATTTTATCAACCACAAAGGAGGCAACCATGCCTGAAGTTACAGAAGTAAGAAACGAGCAGGTTGCACCACCTCCTGCCGTTGATTTAGATGCTGTTCGCAATCAAGCTATTCAAGCAGAACGTGAACGTGTCACAGAAATTCGCAGTATTTGCGACAACCGCTTTTTAACCGACAAAGATCAATTCGCACAGCGCATGATTAACGACGGCAAAAGCATCGAAGAAACACGCAAAGCGGTTTTAGACGAATTGAACAAAATCGCGTCAACACCTGATCAATCATTATTGCGTGGCGGTTCTGATATTCAAATCGTTAGCGACGAAACTGACAAAATGCGTAATGCGGCAGTCGATTCAATTTTAGGTCGCAGCGGTATTTTAACCGCGAAAGAAAAACAAGAACGCTTACAAGGCAATCCATTCACGCAATTTAGAGCGCGTGAAATTGCCCGTCAATGTTTAGAAATGACAGGCGCAAATGTACGCGGTTTAAGTGATGATGAAATCGTAAAACGCGCTTTCACCAGCTCAACATCTGATTTCCCTGTGATTTTAGAAAACGTGTTACATCGTACCGTTTTAGCATCTTACGGAACAGTTGGCGAAACATGGCGCAGATTCTGTGCTACAGGCAGCGTTTCTGATTTTAGACAATGGAAGCGTTTGAAACTTGCCAGCATTGGTTCATTAGATTCGGTGACAGAATTAGGTGAATTCAAAAACAAACCATTAAGTGATGCAGAAAGCGAATCAATCAGCGTTACGACATTTGGCAACATTGTGAACATTTCACGTCAAATGATTGTTAATGATGATTTAGGTGCGTTCTTAAATATCTCAACTGCATTGGGCAAAGCGGCAGCATTAACCGTTGAAAAAGCGGTTTATTCATTGTTGCTTGCAAATCCAACGATGTCAGACGGTGTGGCATTATTCCACGCAACACACAAAAACTTGCAATCAACAGGCACAGCGTTAAGCGTTGAAGCGATTGATGCCGACCGCGTTGCAATGGCAGCTCAAATGGATGTTGGCGGCAATGATTACCTTGACATTAAACCAAGCGTATTACTTGTTCCGACTGCGTTAGGCGGCACAGCTCGCGTTATCAATCGCAGTGAATATGATCCAGACGCGGCAAACAAATTACAGCGCGTCAACAAGGTGGCGGGTTTATTCAATGACATTATTGATACACCGCGTTTAACAGGCACAGCACGTTATTACTTTGCTGATCCAAACGTCATGCCTGCTTTTGAGGTGGCATTCTTAAACGGTAACGATCAACCGTACTTAGAACAAGAAAACGGTTTTGACGTTGACGGCGTGAAATACAAAGTCCGTTTAGATTTTGGTGTAGCGGCGATTGAATCACGCGCAGTTTATAAAAACGTAGGAGCGTAAAACTCATGGCTAAAAATTATATTCAAGAAGGTGACACGCTCACTTTAACTGCACCTTACGCGGTAACGACAGGCGGTGGTTTGTTGGTCGGTTCATTGTTTGCCGTTGCAGGTGTCACGCTTGCTAATGGTGTAAGCGGCTCATGTTTTATTGAAGGCGTTTTTGAACTCACTAAAAACAGTGCTGAAGCGTGGACAGTTGGCTTAAAAGTTTATTGGGACAACACCAACAAAGTGGTCACAAGCACAGCAAGTGGTAACACCTTAATTGGTTGTGCAACCGAACCAGCGGCAAACCCTTCAAGTGTTGGTCGCGTTCGATTAAACGGCATTGTTTAAGGCTTAAACCATGATTTGCAACCGCGCGATTGACTTAATCAAACATTTTGAAAGTTTGCACGATGGCGATTTAACCGTCATCGGCTTACAGCCAAAACAGTGTCCTGCTGGCATTTGGACGGTGGGTTACGGTCGCGCGTTGCGAACATTAAATGGCACGCGGTTTTTAAAAGGTGAAGCAGATAAAGCACAGGCTTATGAACGCTTCCCCGAATTAACCGAACAACAAGCCGCAAAACTCTTAGCGTTTGATTTGGAAAAATTCGAATTAGACGTTAAGCGTTTTGTAAAAGTAGAGTTAAACGAAAATCAACGCGGCGCATTAACCTCGTTTGCGTATAACCTCGGATCAACAGCATTAAAAGAATCCACCCTTTTACGCAAATTAAACGCACACGATTATCACGGTGCGTCACTTGAATTTCGTCGCTGGACAAAATCAAACGGCGTGGAATTGCGCGGGTTAATTCGCAGAAGAAATAACGAAAAACGCTTATTTTTAGGATTAGATTTTGATTTTGAGGACGAATCGTGAATTGGTTTTTGTCGCGTTTAAAAGAACCGTCAACGTATTTTGGATTGTTTGCCGTTGCAAACGTTTTTTTTAACATTGATTTAACGCCCGAACAAAAAGAAGCAATTATGCAGTTGTCGATTGCATTAGTCGGTGGCGGGTTAATCGTCAGCAAGGGCTAGATGAAAATGGAGCTAGACAAAGAAGTAATGATAAATGAACGCAGAGCGAATCCGCCAGAATACAAATGTACAAAACTCGACACATTTCAAAGCATTGCCGTGACGTTGCAAAGAATAGAATCAAAAGTTGACGATTTAAGCGACGAAATGCGGACGATGATTAAATTGGAACAACAAGTTTTGACGCAATCAAAAGACATTGAACGTTTAAATAAACAGTTAGACGATTTACAACATCAAAACAAAGCCTTATCAGATCGCATTTTAGAATTACGCTCAAATTTTGAAAGCCAAAAACAAAGCATTAGCGTTTATGAACGCATCGGGTGGGCAGTTGCAACGTGCGTTGCAATCGTTATCGGCAAACAATTAGGAATCAGTTAAATGTCATTAAGAGCTAAAAAAGTCATCAAATTATTAGACAGCGTAACCGCTACGCAAACAGGCGATTTTGTTCGCATTCCTGCGGGTTCACGCACTATTCAAGCAGTCGTTACTGGTACAGGCGCAGTGAGCGCAACTGTTGAGTTTTACGGTTCAAATAATGAAACCGTTGCAAACGGTATTTTACTTGCAACTTCAACGCTGACGGGAACAACAACCGATTCAACAGGTAGCATCATCACTGCTGAATATGACGTAATGTGGGCAAAATTGACTGCAATCACTGGAACGGGGGCGGTTGTGAATGCAACTGTAGCTGTGTAATGGGTAGCACGACTTTAACCGCTGCGGCGCAATTACCCAATTCAGGCGGCGGTGGTGGTGGCGTTTCGTCTTACAACGATTTAACAGATAAGCCGACAATTCCAACGGCTCTTGATGGCTTAACAGACGTAGTGATTGCAACGCCGTCACACGGTCAAGTTGTCACATACGATTCTGTTTCGTCAACGTGGAAAAATGACACGCTTTCAGGTGGGGCAACAAATTTAGACAGTTTAACAGACGTAGTGATTGCAACGCCGACACATAATCAAGTTGTTAAATATGATTCTGTTTCGTCAACGTGGAAAAATGACACGCTTGCGGGTGGCGCAACAAATGGAAGCAGCTTAACAGACGTAGTGATTGCAACGCCCGCGCATGGACAAGTTGTTACATACGATTCTGTTTCGTCAACGTGGAAGAATGACACGCTTGCAGGTGGAGCAACAAATTTAGACAGCTTAACAGACGTAGTGATTGCTACGCCGTCACATGGTCAAGTTGTTAAATATGATTCTGTTTCGTCAACTTGGAAAAATGACACGCTTGCAGGTGGAGCAACAAATTTAGACAGTTTAACAGACGTAGTGATTGCAACGCCCGCGCATGGTCAAGTTGTTACATACGATTCTGTTTCGTCAACGTGGAAAAATGACACGCTTGCGGGAACAACCACACCATTAGCCGACGGTACAGCCGCAATTGGAACATCATCGCAGTTTGCACGAGCGGATCATGTGCACCCTGCCTCAGCGGCAACTGTTGATTCATTTATTTATTTGGCATTACAGTCGGGGCTAAAATCTAGTGGTTATATGCTGGGCGGGGATATTTCAAACGGCAATCCAACGGCTGTAATAGACGGAATGAAATTTAACAATGAGTCAGCAATTACACTTTCAGCAACGTTAAATGTTGCTCGCCGATACTCTGCTGGTTGCAGCTCTGAAACCAGAGGATACTCAATCGGTGGGGGGCTTGACGGTGGGGCAAGTTCAGATGAAATAGACGGAATTGTATTTAGCACAGAAGCTGCTAACAATCCGTTAGCATCTTTGCCTAACGTAAGAAGTTCAGTTGGCTCTTTCAGTTCTTCTTTGAAAGGTTATATTGTTGGCGGATCACCAATCTATTCGGGCGCAGTGTATGGGATTTTATTTAGCAATGAGACAGCATTTACATCATCAGCAGTTAATTCATTCGTGGCTATGTCAAGCGGTACTGCTGGTATTAACTCAGCAGTAAAAGGCTATACGCTAGGAAATAGAAGTTCTTCAACAGCCATATTAGCCCTTAATTTTCCCAATGATAACCTAACACTCCTCACTGCGACATTGGGAACAGCAGTTTCTGGGGCTAGTGGTGTTTCGTCACCTATAGCTGGCTATGCTTTGGGTGCGGCAAATACAGATATATCTGGATTAAAATTTAGCACGGAATCGTCAGTAAATATTGCGGCAAAACTTACAGAATCTCACAATGGCGGTGCAACAACATTTTCGTCATCACTTGCTGGGTATGGCGTTGGGGGAATTAACAGTGGTGCAATAGATGGAATTCTTTTTTCAACCGAAACATACACAAATCCATCCGCCGCGCTGAGTGTTGCTCGCGGAGCTGGCGCAGGAGTTCAGTCAAAATGAATTTAATAACCCCTGACGTAATCACAGAAATCGAATCGGCATTTTTTGATATTCCATTTGAAAATTCGGATTTTCAAAATGAAAACTTCGTGCTTGCAGCGCAAATTACACCTGCTAGAGCTTATCGCGCATTAGGTTTAAGAATGTCGGCAAAACTTCGCGCAATTGATGAATTGAAATTCGCGCGGCAATTAGAAGAAATCGACATTGAAGAAAAACAGGCAAAGATTGCCAGCATTGACACAAACGATTTTGATAAACGTCGCGCCAAAATTGAAATTGATAAGATTTTATCAACGCGAAACTACACTGACAAATTACTCAACGATGCGATACATGATTTAAATTTCATGTACACGCAATTTAAACAATACCCACGTTACACACGCGAAGCCTTTGAGCTTGAAGAACGCCAACATTTTGATGAAAGTTTGCGTTTGCAAGTTGATTCACAAGGTAACGGCGCGATTCAATCACTGTGCAATATGGCACACAACCAAGAAAATTTCTCACTACGAATCACGGAGGCTAAAAATGCCCTTTTACTTGAAAGTCCAAAACAATAAAGTTGTTAGCGAAAAACCTTTTACCTTGCCACAAAACTACGTTGATGAAAACGGTGGTGTAACAGCCAACATTGAAAAGTTATCTGATCTTGAAAAAATGGCTTTGGGTTTATTCCCAGTGATTGACAACAAAATCGCGTTTGATGAAACGTATGAATTTTTAAAACCTAATTACACCATCACGTCAGACAATGTGACGATTGATTATACGGTTGATTTATTGCCTGTTACATCTCAACACATTCAATCGCGTTTAGAAAACTTCGCGGCATTAAAAGACATTGAATTGTTTGAAATTGGAATCTTGCTAAATTCTCCAAATCCTATTTGGCAAGCTGAAGCGGTGACATTAAGCGAATTGTACGATGCAACGTGGGCGATTTATTACGCACACAGCGGTGAAGCGTGGCGTGACGTTGAAGCACTTTTACCTGAGTTGGTTTGGTAATTGTGAGCCAAGAAAACCTCGTTTATTTAAAAGCCTTTGGTGAATCGGTTGAAATTCAAACCGCTTCGCCTTTTTTGATTCGCGCAATCGTTGAACCCGACACCGAAACGGAAAATCTACAAACGGTCAAAATCAATCATCAATCGTTATTGGTTTATATCCCGCAAACTGACTTAATCAACAAAGGCGTTGAACGCCGTCAAACGATGGTGGTGCGTGGCTTGAATTATTCAATTTCAGAAATCGGCGATGATTTAAACGGCATGGCAGTGATGCGCGTGAGCAGAACGTAATGGCAGATTTTACCGCCACGATTGACACCAGCGAAGTCGATGCGTTTAACCGCGCAATGCCGCGTGAAATTTTCAACGCCACGCGCTCGGCAGTTAGAACAACCACCACGTTTGCTGAAAAAGAACTCGAAAAGCGCATGGCGGAAGCGTCAAAGATTCCGTTAAAAACCTTCAAAGTGCATCGCGTTCTAAGTAAATCAAGCGATGAATCGGGGAAAATCTGGTTTGGTTTAAAACCAATTAAAGCGCGTTTTGCAGGTGCATTAAGTGAAGAAGTTGACGGCGCGTCTGCGGGTTCGTATTTTTTCAGAAAAGCGTTTGTTGCAAAAATTGGCAACGCCCCCGAAAACATTTTTAAACGTAAAAGCAAAGCGCGATTCCCGCTTGTGACACAAATTGTCGAATTACCTGAAGCAATCCAGATTTCGGCTGATGTTTCTGTGTTAGCAGAGCAAGAACTCCTCACCCGTTTCACGAAAAAATTAAACGGCTACATTGAAAAAAGAGAATCCGCGCAATGAGTGATTTATTTAACGCACAGCAAATCATTATCGACAAAATCAAATTGGCTGTTCCTGAATTTGTCACGGTTGACAATCCAACAGCTATTTCAGGGCTAACCAGTTTTGCAGGAATTTTGCCAGCGTGCATTGTCGGAGCAGGTGCGGCAACGATTGATAGCGAAGAAATGAAAGGAAATTTAGCCGTCGAAGAACAGCAGTGGATCATCGACATTATCGTGCCGTTATCCGCGCAAACAGAAACGCAAGCCTCAACGCTTGCCGCGGGTGTGATTAAAGCGTTATCGCATTTTGATTTAGGAAAAGGTTTTGCCCGTCCAATGCGTTATGCGGGCAGACCAGAACCTGCAAGTTATTCAAAATCGTATGCTGAATTTGTTTTAGCGTTCAAAGTGAAAAAAGTCGTCGGACTGTAATCGAAAAAACTTGTTCTTTAAAAATTTGGAGATTTAAAAATGTCATTAACTGACGGAATGGTCTTAAAAGGCGATGTGTTTTTTAGTCGCTTAACAAACGGCGTTTATGCGCCATTGGTCGATTTAGCCGCTGGCGAATTATCCACCAAATTCAACTCAAAAACCGTGCGCGTGATTGGTAAAGGTCGCAACAATTATGGTCAATCCATTGCCAGTACCGTTATCACTGAACCTGCTGAATTAACGGTTTCATTTGGGCGCGTATCACCCAAAGCATTAGCAATGGGTTTGCAAGGTACAGTCACGGCATACACACAAGCAAGCGGAACTGCAACCGATGAAGTCGTCGTGGCAAACAAAGGCGGTTATGTGGATTTAGCGTTTAGAAACGTTGCCGCAGCAGGTTTTGCATTAAAAAACAGTGCTGGTTCAACAACGTATGTCAAAGACACGGATTACACCGTCGATTATGTCACGGGGCAATTATTCATTTTAGCGACATCGACAATTACTGACGCACAATCGCTAAAAGTGTCATACACCTACAATGCAGTGACCGCAGACAAAGTGAACGCGGGCGCATCATCAATGATTCGCGGCAAACTTTTCTTAAAAGGTCAAAACGTTTTTGATGATTCACAAGCTGAAATCACGGTTTGGGATGCTGTTTTAACGTCTGACACGGCGGTTGATTGGCTTTCTGACAAGCCGATTGAGATTAAATTAAAAGGCGACATGGTTATTCCAGCAGGAAAAACCAGCGCGTTTGAATTGATTACCAACTTTGTGAACTCGTAATTATGCAACTCGATAACTTAACGCTCCCCACCGATTTAATTTGGATTGATGAATTTGATTGGACACCCGTGCAACAAACGCAAACGTATTCAATCACGGGCGCGTTAATTATCGAAAGCGGCGTAAAACAAGCAGGGCGCGAAATAACTTTATCTGGTGATAATTCATCTGGGCTTATTTCGCGTGCTGATTTGATTACTTTAGAAACAAAATTGACGATTACCACGCCGCTCGTTTTAACGCTAAACGATGCGCGAACCTTCAATGTGATTTTTAATCACGCAAAAAAACCGATTGAAGCAAAGCAATGGATTGATTATTCGGACGTGGATAACGCCGATTTATACACACTTAAAATAAATTTATTGGCGGTTTAGTCATGGCAGATAATCAAAATTTAGTCGCAAAAATTATCATCAATGCTCAAGATAATGCGTCAAAAGCATTTGATGGAATTAGAGAAAATGCAGGTAAATTAGCCGCCGTATTAGCAACTGTTTTATCCGTTGATTTTTTCAAAAGTGCTGTGGATTCTGCCGCCGATTTTGAAGAACAATTAACCATTACAGGTGTAAAAGCGGGGGCAACGTCAGAGGATTTACTAAAACTAAAAACAGCCGCAGTTGAAATTGGCAACGAATTTGGCAAAACAGGCACGGAATCTTTAAAAGGTTTAGAAATTATCGCGTCAGCAGGTTATAAAACTGAAGAATCAATCAGCTTGTTAGCACCTGCTTTTGCATTAGCTGATAACTCTGGCAAAACGCTTGCTGAATCGTCAAGTTATTTAATAAAAATCATGCAGTCGCTCGGCTTAGAAACAAAGCAAGCTGGCAACGTGACGGATATTTTAACGGTTGCATCAAGTCAAGCGAATACAAAAGTGGGGGATTTAACAGACGCGCTTTTGGAATCTGGTGGAACAGCAAAAACATTTGGCTTAGACATTAAAGACACGGCAGCAATTCTTGATGTTTTAGCGGGGGCTGGTAAATCTGGCGCAGAAGCAGGTACAGCACTTAGAAACATTTTATTGCAAGTTAGCGACCCATCAAGCAAGGCGCAAGAATCATTTCAAAAGCTAGGCATTCATTCGACTGATTTAGTTACTGTATTTAAAGAATTAGCAACAAAAGGACAAGCAGGAAAAGACGCTTTATTGGCTTTAAATACAGGCGATATTGCGGCGGCAAACGGAATTTTAGCCAACATTGGTTCTTACGATAGATTGCGCGGCGGTTTAGAAGGCATTGACGGCGCGGCAAAAAAAGCCTCTGACGCATTAGGTGAAAACTTCAAAGCGGCTTATGAGGATTTAGGCGCGTTATGGAGTAATTTAAAAACGCAACTTGGCACGCCAATTTTAGAACCATTCAAAATTGCAGTTGTTGGCGTTCAAGGAAAAATAAAAGAACTCACAGACAGCGGAATTATTGACAAAATCGGGCAATCATTAGCTGAGGCGTTCAAAATTGCATCAATGGCGGTAGGCGAATTTGTTAAAACCGTTGATTTCACAACGATTGGCGAAAAAATAAAAAGTTTCACCGTTGCAACCATTCAAACCTTTCAAGAAATCAATACAGGCGTTCAAGCAACGGCTAATTTCTTCTCATTATTTGGCAATACCGTTTCAACTGTTTTTAATGGATTACAAGCAGGTGCGGCAATTTTAGAATCGGCTGTCACGGCAACATTTGGCGGAATGAATAAAATCATCGGTCAGGTGGCAACTGGCTGGGGCGAAATCTTTTTATTGATGCCAGGCTTTGAAAAAGTCGGTTCAAGTTTAAAAGGCATGGGCGAATACATGACGCAATCGGGTAATGCCGCGATTGAGTTTGCCAAAAATTTAAAAGATGAAGCAGGAAAACAACTCGAAGAAGCGGGAAAATCTGCTAACAAAGTTCAAACAGCATTTACCGCATTAGCCGACAGCGCAAAAGACAGCGTGCCAAAATTGGATTCAATTTGGCAAGTTTCAAACACAATAAAAGATGCGTTAAATGGTACGACTACGGCATCAAACAACGCCGCGCAAGCAAATCAAACCCTTGCAAATTCAACCAAAGAAACTGCAACCGCTGTTGATACCACCGCGCAAAAGGTCAACGCACACACTACTGCGATTTATCATTACGTTGACGCAATGGGGCAGTCACATTTTGCTGATGCTCAAAACGCAGCGGGTAAAAATGCCGTTGCCGTTGCAATCGAAGGCGTAAAAGGTAAAACCGATAATTTAGCGAAATCTATTGTTGCGATTCCAAACAAAGAAACCACCATCACAGCAAACACCAAGCAACCAGAAGAAAAGATTGCTGAACTCAAAAAAGACACTGAAAGCAAACACGAAGTAAAACCCGACAACGTCAAAGCCACTGAAGCGATTGTTGAAAACAAAAAAGCAACCGACAGCTTACACACAATCAACAGCGATTCATCAAAACCCGCTAACGATATTGCAACAAACAAACTCCCAACTGAAAGTTTGCACACAATCAAGGTCGATAATTCACAACCCGAAAGCGCAATCAGCTATAACCAACAGCCAACATCAAGCACACACACGATTTACGTCAATACAGTCAAGCAACCTTCTGGCTATCAATTCGGTGGTGAAATTCAACACTTTGCAACAGGTGGAACGCCAACTTTCAGCCGCCGCGAAGGTGGCTTGGGTGGTTTTGGTGGTGGTGATACTGTTCCCGCGATGCTTGAACCTGGCGAATGGATTATCAAAAAAGAAAGCGTCAAGAAATATGGCAACGGTTTCATGGCAAAACTTAACGCAGGTCAAATTCAAGACGTGCCGCGATTTGCAACAGGTGGGCAAATCGGCAGCACTACCAACACCGTTCAACATTTTTCAACAGGCGGCGAAGTAAAACCCGCGCAAATTTCACAAAATCAAACCATTACGATTAAGTTTGAATTACCCAATGGCAAGTCAGCGCAAGGCGATTTTTCAAAAGCCGATTCAACCAATTTAATCAGCATTCTACAAGAAGCCGCAATGCGCGGATTACCAGCAAACATAGGTTAAAAAATGGCAATTACAGTCAATGATTTAAAATTATTTGAATCTGAAATGATGACAAATTTCAGTGACGGCGGCGGCGCAATGACAAACAATGTCGTGATTGACGGCGCAAGCAATAACATTTTCCCAGACGTGACAGAACAATCGCGCGTTTATGGTCATGTTGAAGAACGCAAAGTATTTATGGGTGTTCGTTCACAAAATAACGATGCGATTTATGCCGCGATGTCTTACATTTCAAAATTGCCGAAAGATACAAAAATCAATGTGAATTTAGCGAAGTCAAATGTGTGGAGTGATGAACGCGCAAACCGTGTCATTAAAGAAAAAGCAAGCATTGAAACAACGGTTTATCCTGTTGTATCGCACCCGCAAGCCACCACGACAACACCTGCCGTTGTTGTACCTTATGATGTAACCGCGCTCAATACAAAATACTCAAGAACAGCCTTTCCCGTGCAATTTGGCATGGGTTATTTAACCAATAGCCAATCGTTTGAATGCTATATCTCGCAAGCAAATTCTGGCAGTAGTGAAATTGTCGTATTCGGAACGGACGGCTGTTTTGGATCTTCAAATGATTCTGCAAATTATTTGTGTGGCACTGAAAAAATCGCACGTTTTTTAAAGAATAAATTTCTACTGACTGATGTTGTGGGTAACGATTCAGAAATGATTGATGTTGTTTATGTTGCAATCATTTCATATACAGACGCGGCAAACGGCGATCTTATTGAAAATGAAAATGGTTGGATTACCCCAAGCGCACCACCGCTGAAAAAATGGCAAGCAAGGCTTTACCTTATCGACAACCTGCAACACACTTACACAGGCGCAACAATTTCGGACAGTTCAACATGGGTGGGCAGTCGTTCACTCACCAAAATGAATGCGATTATTACGCCACCGATTACTGTCACAACACCCGCTTACACCACGCAAGACCCTAATAAATTAGAAACGATTACCGCTAAAAAATTCTATACAGCGAAAAAAATCACCGCACAAGTCAACACAGGTGCAACCGCTATTCCGATTGCAAACAATAATAATGTCATTATTCCAACGATTGACGGATTATATTTAGATGATGAAATTCTTGGTGCAAATCAAACGAGTTTCACAGGCGCGAAACGCAAGAAAGAACTTTATGACTTTTATCAAGCAGATGTCGTTTATCAATTACCGAAACAGAATTTAATCAGCGTCACGGTTTATCAGTATTTTTCTGATGCGGATATTGCACCCGAAAAACTGGAAATTGATAAATCGGCGGGGACAATCCGTTTCAAATCGTCTGCCGCTGAAATGGCATCGTATTTATCCAAAAAAGTGAAAATCACTTATGAATTTT